AACGCCACTTAACCCAAGCAATTACACCAGACTATCTGACGTGACCAATCTTATATGTAATCTTATACGGCATCGAGAGGAATTGAGTTGAATCGAGAAAATACTATCTACCTAAGCGGACCGATGACCGGTCTGCCGCAATACAACCATCCCGCATTCAACACGGTGGCGAATAACCTGCGGTCGCAGGGATACGAGGTCTATAACCCCGCCGAGTTGGTGGATGCCGGGGAAGCGGATCAATTCGCCTGGACTGATCTTATGCGGATGGATATCGCCGAACTCACCAATGCGGACACGGTGGCGGTGCTGAAAAATTGGGACAGGTCGCGTGGCGCATCTGTGGAGGTATTAATTGCGGTGGTGCTGAAGATGGATATCATCGACGCCTGGTCGCTGGAGCCGGTGGATATCACGCATATTCAGGCGGTCTTGCAGCAGTTGACGCCGCAGAATGGAGAGGCACAACAATATATGGACCCAGCACAGACGCTTTTAAACCGCTATCAAATACTCTTTGAACGCCGGTTAAACCGCGATCCGTTTCTGCGGATCGCCCGCGACAAACCAAAAATGCGGGAGGTCGCGGAGTCCCTGGGGGTTGAGCGCGGGACGGAACTGCTGAAGTATTTTTTCCGGACGTGGCTCAGCGTCTCGAAGTTCGCCGCGAAAAATCCCAGCGTCGGGATGTTCGCCTCGCAGATTGAGCCGATGGAACAGTATCGCTCCGGAGCAATCGCGGACGATGAAAACGCGAAGCCGTACCGGAGCGTGATGCACGAGAACGGGTTCACGGAGACCAAGCGGGACGGCATCCCCATCACTGGGAAGCGGTGTGAAAATGACCTGGAACACCGCACCGTACTGTGGGAGCGCAACGGCGAATACTTTGCGGCGTGTTATGATTGCCGTAACTATTCACGGTTGACAACGCAGACATTAACCCAGGAGGGTTGACCGATGCCGGAGGACGAACAGGTGCATCTCATTGAAAAACAGGTGACCGTGGCGCGATTGTACCATATGCGGAACCGCGCCAAGCATACCGAGCGGCATTTTGCAGAGCACAGCGACTATCCCAGCGCCAGCAAATGGAAATATATCGCCGAGGGCATTAGTATGTGTATCGTCAACATCGAAAACGAGGCCGAATGAAACAGGAAGATTGGGAGGCGCGTATGCGCGGCGAGCCGCTGCCCGCTTTTACGACCGCGGCCGTGCCCGAAGCGCCGGATCCACTGAAAAAACCTGTCGAAGCCATCGACACATCGCAGAAACCTGTCGATGGCCACAGTAAAGTTTCTTGACAAACTGAGATTTTCCCGGTATAATAAAGTTGTCTATACTCAACGGCGGCAACCGCGCCGTCAAAGCGGCTTTTTTATTTGCGGGAAAATACACGTAAATGAAGGCCCGACTTTCCCAAAGCCGCGAGGCGCGGGACGCTTCCGTTGAGGCGTAGACAGAGTCGGGCTTTCTTCATGTCTAAAATCAACGGAGGTACCAAATGGGTGCTCAATCACAAGTCGTTCGGTTTCAGAATCATCATTTACAAGTTGTTGAGATTGATGGTAAAAAAGGTTTCACATCAGAGACCATTGGCTATGCGTTAGAATACGCAGAGCCAAGGAGGCAGGTTGTCAGATTATTCAACCGCAACAAAGAAGAATTCGAAGAAGGTGTGGATTATAAAGGTGGAGTCAAATTGACCACACCTGGTGGAACGCAGGAAACAACAATCTTTTTCCAGACCGGCGTGGTGCTCATCGGCATGTTCAGCAAGCAGCCGCTGGCGAAGGACTTCCGGCAGTGGGCCAAGCACGTGTTGGCCTCGGTGCAGTCCGGGGACTGGCGCACACTGGCGTTTCAGCAGATCGCGCCGGAAAAACACAAGGCGTTGAAAAAAGCCTATCGGCTTCGCTCGCTGGGCGTTTCATTGATGGACGCATCCAGAGCCGCCGGTATTCACGAACGTGAAGTCAGTCTGTTTTTTCAGCTGTTTGGGGATCCCCAGCCGGACGAAGTGGAATACAAAGAGTTTCCGGTTTCGGAGGCCAATTAAGATGGCCGCGCGGGAAATAGATCTGGACCTGCTGGACCAGTTAAACCGGAAGGTCAGTATTCTGGGCGCCACTATCGAGGGCGCCTGCAGCGAACTAAGCGACGAGACGGTCACCGACGGCCTGCGCTTCGGCTATCAGGAGTTGACTGATACCGTCTCGGCCGTCAATAATACCAGTACATCGTACACCGACGAGGCGCATTAGCGCCTCGTCACAACCTGGAGGTTGAGATGAAGAAATTATTAATGATTCTGTTGATTGGTTTATTTGTTGCATTATCTGGTTGTTATAACGCGCCGACAATGACCCCGGAAGATCTGTCTGGCGCGGATTATTTATTTCAGTCAGACAGCCTGACGATTGGTATTTATACGTCAAAAGAGGGTGTCGGTAAGCAACTGTGGGTCCCCGCGCTTTTTATTAATGAAGGTAAAAAACCCATTAAGATCGACTTAGCAACAGAAAATATGAAAGTCATTGCCAACGGAGGTGAATATAATTTAGACTATTATATTATATCTGATGAACAAAAATCTGTTTCATTGAATCCCAGCACGTCTCAGCATGTGACGTTTTATTTGAAAGATGGTGATCTGATTGATGAATCCGGCATCGAGTATTTTAAAATACATCAGATAAAAATACTCCCCTGGTAACATTACCCCGTTAAAGTGATACGGCTCAAAGCCCCCGACCCGTCGGGGGCTTTTTTATTGTATGCCGAATCAGGTTTTTATACAATAGATTGACACAACGCTAAGCAGCACCCCGCTGTCTCGGGGCTCGGGATTTCGAAGGCCCGACCTTCCCGAAGACCGTGAGGCTCGGGGTGTCGCTTAGCGTGCACGTCAGAGGTCGGGCTTTCTTGTGAATCCTACAGTCAAACGGAGTGAAAGCATGTCGAAACGCACAGTACACGCGGACCTACTGGACCAGTTGAACCGCAAAGTCAGCATCCTCGGTGCGGTCATTGAAGGCGCCTGCACGGAAGTCACGAACAACCGGCTTCTGGACGGACTGCACTTCTGTTACGAAGACCTCACCGATACCATCAACGAAGTCAATCGAATGGATTCTCCATAAAAACAGATGGCTTTTTGATGTGCAATAAACCCCCGGCAACCACCGGGGGTTTTTTTATATCCATTTTATTCCTGCTCTAACCAATATCCCCAAATATCGCAGATATTGTGCAATAATGGGATAAATGTGCAGGAAAAGCACTATGGGAAAATCACGAGAGCAAATACATCAGGAAGCCGAAAAACTCCGGGAGAGCAATCCGGATATCCATATCCGCGATGAAAAGCAGCTGACCTTTCTCACAGATGATCAGCGGCACGCCCGCGAACTGTTTGTGAATCAGGGCATTACCACCCGCAAGGAAATTGCCAAGCGCGTGGATGTGCATCCCAGCACGGTCTCACGGTGGATCACCGACTACGGCTGGGAAGAACAGCGGGATCGCGCCCAGCGGAGTCCGGAGCGGATCGCCGCGAAGTTGTGGGATATCCTCGACATCGAGTTGACCCGACTGGATCACAAGCCCGGCGGCATCGATTCCAAAGATGTGGATCGCCTGGTCAAACTGGTCTCCAGCATCCAGAAAATGACGCCCAACAAGCAAATGTACGGTTCGATACTGACCGCAATCAATGAACTACTGGAGTTCCTGGCGGTCGCGGATCCCGACCTGCACCAAAGCCTGTTGCCGTACGTGGGACCGTTTGGTCAGGCAATGGCGGAGAAATACGAATATTGATGCGTGATACGTGATGCGTAAAAAAAACATTCACCTGGGAAGTACTTGAACACTCGAACACTCGAACACTCGAACACTAATTTATGACGACACGGCTCACTAAAAAACAGTTCGAAAAGGAGATGGCATCGCTGGCGCAGCGCGTGGGCGATCTCAATCCTTTGCCGGAAGCCGGGAAAGACAAGCGCGTCAAACAGGCGGAGCGCGATAAACTCTACTTCGCCAAGACCTACTTCCCGGATTATGTGAGTGTCGGGTTCTCCAGGGACCACAAAGAAATGTTCACTTTAGCGGACAATACCCAGGCGCCGCAGGCGTTTCTCGGTTATCGCGGCCTCGGGAAGTCCGTGGATATCAGTCTGATCGATGCGACTCATAAAATCCTGTTCAAGAAAAAATGGTTCGAACTATTCGTCTCGGAGACCACCGACAAAGCTAAAGAAGAATTCACCGGGCCGATCCGGGTACAGCTGGAAAACAATCCGCGTATCGTGCAGGACTTTGGCGACCTGACGACCCACGGTCGCTGGGAGTGGGACGATTTTCTCACCTCGACCGGTGTCCGGATTAAAGCCATCTCGTGGCGACAGTCTCCCCGCTCCCTGCGCAACGGCCCCCATCGTCCCGATCACATCATTTTCGAAGATATCGAAAACCCCCGCGCCGGAGATTCGCCCAGTATTATCAAGCGCAAGACCAAAGCCATCACCGATGACTTTCTGGGTGCGGCGGAACTCACGAACTTTACGGCGATCTATGTGGGCAATTATACCCGCAAGCCGTCCGTAACCCATAATATTGTGCAGGGAGACGAATTCAAGCATCACATTTACACCCTGCTCACCGAATTTCCCATTACCGAGAATACGCGCTCCCGGTGGCCGGAGAAGTTCCCGATGCCGGTGGTGCGCCAGATCCTGAAAAAACTGGGATCCCGTTCCTTCGCCAAGGAGATGATGCAGCGGCCGGAGTCCGACAGCGGCGTCATCCTGGAGGAATGGATTAAATACTATCATCCCGGTGAAATCGCCGGAGTGACTCTGCATACATATATCTACGGCGATCCCCGGAAGTCGGATAAGGTGGGCGGCACCGGCTCAGACGATGCCGTGATTGTGGTGGGCGTGCATCCGGACACCCTGGTGTATTATGTGCTCTATGCCTATATCCGCAAAAGCAGCTCCCTCGGGATGATCCGGCAGATGTACAACCAGCACGAACTCTATCCGGTCTCCAAGCCGGGACTCGAAAAGAACGTGGCCGGACGCTATCTCACCAACGCACTGGATATGGTCGCCAAGGAACGCAATTACAAACTGCCCTGGAAACTTGTGAATCAGGCGCTGAACAAAGAGGATCGCATCTCGCGGCTGGGACCGTTTATCGAGCGCGGAGAAATCCGGTTTCGCAAGGGACACTCTGATCAGGATCGATTGATACAGCAGCTCATCGACACCCCGGACTGGCCGGACGGCAACGACGGCGCCGATGCGCTGGAAGGCGCGATTAAAATGCACGAAAACGACCAATCACGCGTGGTCGAATCCGAACTTTATTGAGGTGATTTATGAGTAATCTTGTCCAAAGTGAAGTAATAGACGTTGATTTTACATCAGACGTGCCGATTGCCAAGGCAGACAGCAGCCAGCAAATTGCGGAAAACGCATACGGGGAGTATGCTATTACGCCGCGCTATGATTTCAGCACCCTGCTCTCCTACTCCGAACTGAACATCTGGCATCGCACCTGTATCGACATCAAAAAAGCCGTCACCGTGGGGCTGGGCTGGGATCTGGTCACCGACGACGAGAGCAAAGAGCCAGACGACGACTACAAGCGGATTAATGCCTTTTTTATGGATGAAGGCTTTCCGGACTACGGCTTTCAGGAGGTGATGGACCGCTTCTATTTCGATCATCTCAACATCGGCAACAGCTATTTGGAGCGGGCGCTCTCTCGCTCTTCGGAGTATTTGGGCGAATTCTATCATGCGCCGGGCTATACCATCCGCCGGACGCTCCCAAAGAAAGTGAATCAGTACGCCAAGTATGGCGGCTACCGACAGATACGCGGCAACGCCACCAAAGATTTTCGCTATCCCGGTGAAGGAGACCCAGACCACAACGAGATGTATCATTATATGACCTACGACCCACTCTCCACATACTACGGAGTACCGTACTGGGTGGCGGCTATCGGGGAGATCGCCCTGGATCGCTCCGCCGTGGAGTTCAACATTAATATGTTCCAGAATGAAATGACCGGCAAAATCATTATGACGGTCACCGGCGGAGAATTTGGCGAACAGACCCGGAAAAATATCCGGAAATTTGCCAGCAACAATCTCAAAGGCATTAAAAATGCCGGGCGGACCCTGCTGCTGGAAATTCAGCAAGAAGGCGCCAAGGTGGATATCACACACCTCTGGCAGGAAATCGCCAAGAACAAAGACCTCTCATTCCACGACGGCCGGACGGATGCCCGCGACGGTATCCTGACAATGCACAAAGTCCCGCCACGGCTCGCCGGAGTAATGAGCGCCGCGCAGTTGGGCGGTACCGGTGAGGTCGAGGGACAGATGCAGGTATTCAAGGAAATCCACATTGAACCGGATCAGATGCGGTTGGAATACTGGCTGAACCACAAGGTCTTTCGTCCGCTGTTCGAGGGCACAAAATGGCGTCTGGAGTTCAAGCGAATGGACATCGACGACTGGGCGCGGAACGCCAGCGCGTGGTCTGGCTTGGTCTCCACCGGCATCGGTGATATCCAGCAGGCGCAGGAAGCATTGGACATCGCGGTGCAAAAGTCCAGGGGCAGTATCAAGCAGGCGGGCGATACGCTGACGCTCCAGGGCACCGAGGGGCTGTACCATCTACTGAAAAGTATTAACAAGTATCTCGATGAGTAATTATGTGCGTTGACACCGACGCCAAAACCGTCTACGACATCCTGGCAAGAAACGAATACGCCCGGCTGCAGGAACGCATCGGGCTGAAAAAAGCCGACAAGGAAACGGAGATCATCCGCGACCTGCAGGATGCGCTCCTGACCACCTGGGACGAGGCCTCGAAAGAGGCGCTGAACGACGCCATCCGGGAACTGGTGAACGGCGTTGGCACCCTGACCGACACCGAAATCAACAAAGTCCTGAGTGATCTGCGAGACCGGCTGGGACCCGGCATTCTGGAGGCGATGAAAAGCCCGCTCTATGAAGCGCACCTTGCCGCCTATGATCTGGGGCAGAGCCGGATCCTCGGTACGGACTTCTCTTTCAATCTGATCGACGAAAAAGCCATTGATGTCCTGCACGAGCATAATCTGTACTGGGTGCGCAACTATTACGACAACAACCTCTCCGAGAAGGTCCAGCAACTGGGCGAACAGGTGATGCGTGAGGGCTTGTCCCGCCACGAAGCCGGGCAGCTCTTTGAAAAGGAACTGGCGGAAACCTACCAGCAATACGGCACCCGATACTGGGAAGGCTACGCCAACCACGCTGTCACCCGCTCCCGGGAAATCTCCAGCGTTTCCGCGTATGAAAAAGCCGGGACGCTGAAAATTGTCATCAACGCGATTATCGACCGACGCACCAGCGAGATTTGTCGCGGAATGAACGGCAAAGTCTTTACCATCAAGCGGTTTGTTGATCAGCGGGATAAACTGCTCAACGCCACGGACCCGGAAGATGTCAAGCATATCGCCCCCTGGTATCGCGCCAGAGAAGCCGCTGACGGCGAAACTATCGAAATTAATATCGATGGCGCTTGGAAAAATCTCAGCACGATGGACGGTGTGGATGTCCCCTCAGATATCGCGTTACCGCCTTATCACTTTGATTGCCGCACCACCACCGACCAGTATACCGAATAGTCCCGAATCCCATAAAATCCTGCTCTAACCAAAGAGCACTCTGAGTTTGCATATTAAATGCGACATTTAGAAAACCACATATATATGGTATCGCAGGATAGGGAGCCACACATCTATGGCAACTGTCAATCAACTGAGCAACATCGATGTCAATTTTATCTCCATCGTGAAAAAAGGCGCCAACGGCAAGGAAATCATCTGGAAGTCTGCCGACGCTGACACCGATACCCCGGAACTGAAACGCTTTGATATCAAGAAAATCGACGAAGAGAAGCACGTTGTGTATGGCATTGTGTATTCTCCCGGCGAAGTGGACAGCCAGGGCGATATGGCGACCGCCGAAGAGATTGAAAAGGCGGCCTATGCTTTTATGAAAAACGCGCGAATCGATAAGGTTGATGATGATCACGACTACGATCCGGACGTGGGTTTTGTCGGTGAAACGTGGCTGACCAAGGAAAACGATTCCATTTTCCCCGACGAGCCAACCGGCTCCTGGGCGGTAGGCATCAAGGTCGAAAACGATGAGACTTGGGCGCTGGTAAAGTCCGGCGAATACAACGGTTTGAGTATGGCGGGATCCGCAAATCGCAGTCCCGTTGAAAAAGGGTTTTTCAGCCGTTTAAAAGACCTTTTTACCCCCAATATGGAAAAAGATTTCAACAGCGAATATCGCTGGGAAGTGATTTACGACGCGGTGGATGCGCTCTGGGCGTCAATCTGGGATGCGATTTACGACAAGAATTTGACCGGCGACCAACGCAAGGCGCAATTACAAACCAATTTCGACCAATTTTTGGCGGCACTGGACGGTGAAACGTTGGTGCTGAAATCCGATGACGACGAGGAGGAGACGATGACGAACGAAGAAGTCCAGGAAGTCGTGGATACACGGCTGGACGAGAAACTCAAACCCATCCAGGCATCCCTGGAGAAACTGGAGAAAGCCCAGACCGACGACGCTGACGCTTCTGATGACGACGATGCGGCAGCCGACGAGTTCACGAAAGAGGACTTCGAGGCGTTGCAGTCTCGCATCGAGGCGCTGGAGAAAGGCACCAATGGCTCGGCACAGCCCGATGGCCAGGACGATGACGATGTCGAAAAGTCGAAGGGTATCAAATTTGTCTAAGTGACATCGGTGGGGTCGCAGATGATGAGGAAGATGACGAGGAGGATAGACTAATGACGAACCAAGAAATTATGGCTTTGCTGGAAAAAGCGGCCATCACGACCTCGGTAGCGACGACAGTCAGTGCCGAGGACGCGCGGGAGTTCATCGACCTGTCGAAAGAACAACTGTCGATACTGCAAAAACTGCGCGTGGAAACCGGGATTGTCACCGGACGCAAACTTGACAACATCGAACTGGGCGAGCCGGTGACTCACGAAGACACGGAAAACACCGACCCGGCCGCGGCTGAAATTATCGCGCCGACGTTTAATCCCAAGACCTTGACACCTGTCAAAGTCCGCGTGGATTATGATGTCACGTTCGACACCATCCGCGAGAATATCGAGGGACAGAACATCAACACCACCCTCAACCGGGTATTCTCGAAACGCCACGGCAAGGATGTAGTGATGATGGCGTTTCGCGGCGATACGACACTGGCCGATACGACCCGGACCAACAAAGCCCTCCGGGCTTTCAACGGGTTCAACGTACAGGCCGCTGCCAGTTCGGATGTGCATAAAGTAGATCTGACCGGCGAAACCGACAGCACTGATTTGCTGGGCGAAGTGTTCCCCGATATGCGGGACGCCGTGCCGACCGATTACCAGGATCCAGAAAACCTGGTGTATCTGGTCTCGTTTGCACGTTACTGGCATTATCGCGATCAGATCGGCGAACGCGCCACATCTGCTGGTGATAACGCACTGATCGGTAGTCAACCCATTACCTTTAACGGCATTCCTGTGATTCCTGTTTTCGGACAGGTAGACGGGTACCTGTACCTGACGCCAATGAAAAATCTGGCGATCGGCTGGGGACGTGAAATGGAAGTCGGCCGGGATGTATATAACCGGGCCGGACGCATTGAGGTGACAATGCGCACCTCAGTGGATGCCAAGATTGCTGTGGATGACGCGCTGGTCGTGGCTTACGCCGTAACCTGATCCTAACTAATCCACCGGGGCGCTCCGTTTTCTACTCTCTGTTTTGTGGGGTGTCCCGGTTTCATTACTAACATGAGGTCAACTATGTCTGGATATGTGTATCAAGGTGGAACATATGTTAACAAGAAAGAGGGCCTTGAGGTCCATCGCGGCGATCGCCTGACCGAAGACGAGGTGAAGGCGCTGCCAAAATCTTTGCAACAGGACTGCAAAGAGTCTGAAGCGGTGACCGCTAACCAGGGCGTGAACGCGCTCCGCGAACAGGTGGCTTCCCTGCAGGAACGGGTGGCTGCAATCGAGGAGGAACGTCAATCGCTCGCAGAGGAAAATACGATACTGAAAGCCGAACTCGGTGAAGTCCACGATGAGAATGTGTTTCCTCAGAAAGCCGGTGATGGCACGTGGGAGCTCTCCGATGGCAGCGAACACAAAGGTTCCTGGGCGGAAGCGAAATCCGCTGAATCCAAACTGAAAAAAAAAGAATAGCGGCGCTGATGGGTCCCGCACCATTTCGGTGCCGGTTTGAGTCCTGCGACTATCGCGCACGATCACAGCGCGGACTCAGCGCCCACAATCGCGCAGAGCACGGCAAAGTAAATGGCGCTCATTAATAAATATTATTTGATCGATCACTTCGGATTGCCTTCTGAGTTTGCGAACGCAGAAGATAAACGTCTGGATGGTCCCTTAGCGTCCGCCGAAAAGCGAATGCGCTCTCTTCTGAGTGATGCCGTCTACGATCCGATGACCGTCGATGGCTTTGGCGGGACAAATGAGTCTGACGCCCGGCAACTGAAGGAATGCCAGCGCGCGGAAGGATTGCTCACGCTCTCGTTCGGATTGCGACAACTCAATCTCAAAATTATTGAGGGCGGTGGCATTGTCGCCTCCACCGGCTGGGAAAATAGCCGGCAGTCGTTTATGTCCGAGGGACAAGTTGAGTCCATTCGCAGCGGATTTTACAGCGAGGCGGTCGATCTGATCGCCGCGTATATCCCGGAACCGGATATCTCAGAGGATGAGACCGCTGACGACATTCTTGATGCGGGCAGCCTGACGATGGTGGCGATCTAATGAGACACCGCAGAATCCATTTAGATGGATTTAGCACATACTGAGTCGCGAAAACGATATGCCTATGAATTTAAACGAATTTAAACGGGGTTCTGTTGATTCTGATGAAACACCAAAGCATAAAATTACGGCGGGGTAGAAAAGTGGACTATTCAGAAGGCTCATATCCTTCTTATGCAGGTTCGATTCCTGCCCCCGCAACTAACCTTATATAATAGAACGCGCGAGATGCCAGTTCAAATTTCAAATACGATTGATATTCCGGGATTCGAAAAGGATCTCTGGCAGCGGCTGGAATCTGCGCTACAATGGGTCGGCAATGATATGGTCGCGGCGGTGCGCCAGTATCTCGATGACGAGGAGATCAATGTCGATGGCGGCATCAAGAAATCACTGCACGCGGAAGTCCAACAGATGGTCGGACAGTTGACGATGCGAATCGGTCCGAATGTGCACTATGCGATCTATCGTCACGAAGGCACTCGCCCGCACTGGGCGCCCATCGATCCGATCCGGGTCTGGGTGGTCAAGAAATTAGGCTTCACCGGCAAGGAAGCGGAAAAAGTGGCGTTTCAGGTCCAATGGAAAATTGCGCACGACGGCACTGAGGGCAAGCCATTTATGCTCTCCGTATACAAGGCTTACAAACCAAAAATTATTGACCTGTTAATTCACCGCATTGGGCTGGCGTAATGGTAGACACCGAAACACTCAACGGGACGCTGGCGATTATGCAGTATGCGACGGAGCATCTGGACAGCAACTGCTTCTGGTTTGACGAGCCGTTTACGGAAAATGATGAGCAATATCCGGCGCACGTGTTCGATGAAGTGGAAGACCTATATGATTCATCCGGATTCAGCGGGATGGTCGGGCAGACGCGCCAAATATCCTGCCTGTTAGTAGACAAGATTTCGAAATATCAGAGCCGGAAAGCAGCGCGGGATCATATCGACACACTCTACCGTGAGTTGCGGGATGCGCTGAATCCGGTGGAATACAACAATGCACTCTATACATTCGCTCCGGCAAGAATGCAGGGACCGGTCATTTGGCAGGTTGGCACGCACGAGCAGGTCGGAATACGGATCGTATGGGAAACCGAAGACATATTCTAAGACGACGATGAGGATGAGGAGGCTGTAATGGCTGCACGAACAATCGATAAAACCAAAATGCTGGCGAGACCCCCGTTTACGATCACTTTCGAGGATGGATCTGCAGCGGAACTCTTGAGTGTCTACGTGGCGAACGGGGACAATCTCTCGCTGAATATGGAACTGAAAACCGTGGACACCGATCTGGGCGACGCCTCTGAACTCTCCGATATCGTCGGACTGCGCGGTATGGTGACATACAATCTGGAAGAACTCGATCAGACGGACATCGATAGTCTAAACGACTCCGCCGAGGTCGTGAAGGTCGCTACCAACAAGGGAGGCGCAAACGGCACCGGCAAGACGATCACATTCGATACGCTCGATCACGTCCGGGCGCTGCCGGCTGACGGCTGGGGAACGCAGGTCGAGATCAAGAAGGTGGTAACCGGCTCTGATCTGACAACCCTGCTTGGCTCGATGTATACGCTCGAAGATAACGCATAACCTGAAAATGAACCCCGCTTAAGCCCCGCTTAAAGACCGCTGAAAGCGGGTTTAAGCGGACCCGAAGAGGGCAATATTATGAACGAACTCACAGTGAAAATGGCTGGGTATGGACGGGCGGTGCAAGCGCCGGTCTCTCAGATCCAGCAACATAAACTATACGGGTGGTCTGTCGTTGTTGATGACTTACGGGATGACGTGCTGGCGATGACGAAGGACGAACTAAACGACTGGGCTGCCCGTAATCTGCCCCATCTGGATCTGGATCCGGATCGGATGAACAAGAAGCCGATGCAGCGAATGATCTGCAAAGAACTCAACTGGGAACTCCCCGAATGATAAATGCGAATGAATCTTACTGTCGAACTTCCCCTCTGGCTGATTACGCTTTTTAGCACTTTGTTCGGAGGCTCTATGGGCTTCATTGTTAAATGGCTTTATGACGGCACAGTCAGCAAGGAAAATAAAATTGTGATCGGTGAACACGAACGCCGGCTGAAACAGCACGATAAGGATATCAGCGATATCCGCGCGGATATGTCCGCGATCAAAACCAACGGCGAAAAGACACTGGGCGCGGTGCAGACGATGAACCAGCGCTTCAATGATTTGCTCGAAAACTATGGGAGGAAATAATGTTAGAATGGATCACAGCACATTTGGGAATGCAGGCCATCCAATGGACTGCCGGAGGCATCGCGGTCTTTATCATCGGTTGGATTTTCAAGAAGATTCCCAACCACAAAATTAAAGCGCGCTGGGGCAGTTGGATGTACAGCCTTGGCGTGAAACTGACGCTCAAAACCAGCTCCATCGGCTGGCTAAAAAAAGCGTGGGAAAAAGTGATTGAGGCGTGGATTATCGACTTTATCGACAACGTAATCGTCACGGGAATACAGGAGTTTGTCCGTGGCCTGCGGAGCGATAATCGATGAAAATTATTTTCCGCGAATATGGTAATTGGGAAGACCAGGGCGACCGCTCATTCCGGGCGGTTGTGTCTGTTTTCGACGATGCCGGCGTACCGATTTATACCTGCGCCGGGAGTACCTATCCCAATCCACACAAGCCGAAAGATGCGAATATTCGCACTATTGACGCTTACGGCTGCGTTCGAAGCGGTGTGTATGCCTGGAAATATGGCGATCAAGCCCATAACGGCGAACCGGCGATTAACATCAACAACAATCAACCGATTGATACGATCGCCCCGAATCCCAATCAAGGCGGAAAACTCTTTGCCGATCACGTGGATATCCACTCCGCCTGGTCGGAGACCTGGCGTGGATCCGCCGGATGTTTGACTATCCGAAAAAGCGCCTGGCATTCTTTTCTTGATATTATCGAGGGCCATTGCGGCGAACTGGAATTGAATCGCACGAATAATGACGAGGTGTACGCATGAGTATGATAGATATTGGAACTGCCGGCACACAATCCGGAGATACGGTCCGGGATGCAATTGCGGCATTAGCCACCGGCGTCTACAGTTACGGCGTGAAAATTAATCAGGTGACCGGCGAAATTCAGCGCACCGGTGCCTTGAAGGGATTTACGGTGGGCCAGTCCCCTGGTAATACGTTCTTACCTATGCAGGCGGCACAGCAGCGCTGTGTTGTGAATGCCTCTGGAGAGATACAATATTATCTGGATGCGGCCGACTCCACAAAAAAAGTGAATGGCGATGCCGCGAATATTGACGGGACTGACGGACAGGTAGTTGTGGATCGCCCGGTATTTTTCTACCGCTACTCCACAAGTGGTGATTGGGTACAACATGATATCGCACCGGGTCCATTGCCTGGATTTGTGCCGTATCCGGTGTTCAATCCCAAGGGGACAATTCTCGATAGAATATTTATTGGAGCATACGAAGGCGTCGCGTATGATGCCGGGGCTGGGGCGTATAATGATGGCACTGGTGCTGCGGCGAGTAACTTCAACGGCGGGGCGATTGATACAGCCAATGACAAACTTGGCTCTGTCTCCGGATACAAACCCCTGACAGATGAAACCCGCGCGGAGTTTCGATCCATCGCCGGGAACGTCGGGAGCGGCTGGCAACTCGAAGATAAATATATTCGGGATGCCATCGACCTGCTGATTCTGATTGAGTATGCGACTTTCAATACGCAGGACGTGATCGGCAACGGCAACACCTCCTACGATGCGTGGGATTATGACAACGATGTTGGCGATACTGGTTATTCCAATGCTGACGGCAACAGAACGAACGCCTCCGACACCGCCGAGGGTGGACTGACGATCACTGACCCGAACGATGGCTCCACGAATACAGAGTATATGTCGTACCGGGGTATTGAAAACTGGTACGGCAACGTCTGGAAGTTCATCGACGGGCTGAATATCCACAACTTTGACGATGATGGCGGTACGAGTTATAGCCGGGCGTATGTGGCGAACAACCCCGCCAATTACGCGGATGATACCGACACGGACTATGAGAGTGCGGGCGATCTGGTGGAGGTCGCTGGGTATCAAAAACTACTGATTGACACCTTCGGATTGTTTTTACCATCATCGATTGGAAGTTCTTCCTCTACGTGGATAACAGATTACTATTACACCTACTTTGGTAACCTCACTCCGGCCTTTGATGACTGGCGGGTCGCGCGGGTGGGCGGGCATGCGGGTAACGGTTCCCAATCTGGCGCGTTCGCGCTGCATGCGACTAGCGCTTCCGCGATTGGCAATGCCGGTATTGGTGCTCGGCTGTGCTATAGAAGTGCTTAACATGGAACACGAATGAAACGTAAACACGCAACACGGGCAAAATTTTTGAGGGTGCTCTGCTCACGTTGGCAGATCGCGCTGGTAGGCGGGAATGCGAATAACAGTTCCCAATCTGGCGCGTTCACGCTGAATACGAATAACGATTCCGCGAATGACAATGCCAATATCGGTGCTCAGCTGCGCTTGTACCTTAAAAAAATCCGGCATAGCAGAGTATCCTTGGCTCTTGCCAAAAAATCACGTAAGCCCCATACGATGTTAGTAGGTCTGTTTGGACTCGAACGCTTCCGGGGAGGTATAAGCACATGAAGCGCTACGGCAACTTATACCAGGATGTCTGTGCCATAGAGAATATTCACCTGGCGCATCAAAACGCCCGGCGAAAAAAAACGCATTATCACGAAGTACAGATGGTAGACAAAAATCCGGACATATATTTACCCAAGATTGCAGAGATGCTGAAACAGCAATAAAAAAGATTAATCGGTATTACACACTGAGTTGAGGATACTATGAAAACAGGCACATCAAAAGATTATCCAGAGACCTTTGTCGAACGCGGCAGCGTCACCCAGTTCCGCTTCAACATCCGGGAAGTTACGAAGGAGTTTGAGGGCGAAACGGAGACCTTCTACAAGTACGATTACGTGGAAATCGCAGGTGATATCACCTGCAAGAAGTTGGTCGATGCGCAGATCCGGGCGAAGTACGATGTGAACGATGAGTTCAACCTCCGGGATAAGGCGCCAGATGATCTTGATCGTATCGCATTCGAGGACTATGTGAAGCAATGCAAGTCCGCCGCCCGGCAGGCGCTTGAGGAGGTCTGATGTCTCAGCCGCAGACTGTGAAATTATTTCGGCAAGATGGCGCAACGCCTGATCCGGTGACGGATACGCTGCTGGGTTCCACCACGACTTTTCCGGGCTTCGAATATAGTTTTCCGAACGTGGATTTGAGCGCGTATGCAGACAGCCGGATTATCCTGTACACGGTTGTGCAGAACAGTGATGGCAGTTACGGAACACCGGAAGCACTCAATTACGGTGTGCTGCCCGTCCCGATGCAGGTAGGTACTGTTACAGGCTGGACGCTGGGCGAATTGGCGGATGTGACGCTGGGAGAAATTGACGTATGAGCCGGCTCACCAAGACACCCTCGGAAATTGCGCTTGAGATAGTGAGTCACGCGCTGGATGCTGCGGGCAATATCAATATTGTCTTCACGGCCGCGAATCCCTATTCACATCCCGGCTCCATCGCCGATTTTCAATATAGCACCGACGCCGGAACGACCTGGAATGCCGCTGATATTTCCAACGATATTTCATTTGATCCGGATACGTTTGCAATCCCCGGGAAAGTCACTCGTTTCACATTGATCTGGAGTGCGATCGACGATCTCTGGTATGGTGATTTTGCGGAAGTGCGAGTTCGCCTTTCCTTATATGACCGGGCGAATCAGTCCGGACGCGAAACCGCGACTGAAACCTATGTGATTGGCGCAGTGGATTTCACGCCAGATAATATCACCGTGGTGAAGCGCCCGAACAATCGCGATCCGTATCTTGATTTTCAATTTCTGAATACTGCGCTTCCCCGACCGGTGGGCACGCATTTCATCATCGAACTGGATGATGTCAGCGATTTTAGCGGCATTAATGCCTCGGTCAATTCCTCCGCCGATCAATCCAATTGGTCAGCGGATAGCGTTGCTTTTCCGGCAGCGGGAATCGACGGAAGCCAAGGCATCCTGATCGACAATAATGATCCGGTTTTCGATGCACTCGCCAATCAAGATTGGTATTGGCGCATCCGCCGGATTACAGCAGACAGCCACTATACTGCCGCGATCACCTCTCTGGCGGATGATGGTGTCATCCCCGAAAATCAGACCGTAACCGTCAACGGCGCACTGGCACTGGAGTAATATGCAACCAACTTATACCTGGACAGCCAACGGCAAGCGGGTTTTTGCGCAACTGAAAACCGACCTGACTGGCAAAGACATCGAAAAATTGTTCAATATCATCGGAATCAAAGGCGAAACCGATGTGAGTGAGATCTTTAGCGGCAACGTGCTTGAACTGGTGGGCAAGGCAATCGCCTCCGAGCAGGCAGCCAAAGCCACGACCTGTATTCTTGACGGCGTGGATCAGCGGGATTGCGAACCGATTCCTGCGGAGGTCTTCGCGCAGATCTGGTTTGAGGATTTTTTTTTATTCTATCCCAAAACCAGCAGGATTTTGTTGACTTTATTCGCGCGCATCGGATTCCAGATTCAGCCCTACGCGATGCCAGTGATGCGTCGCCTCGCACGCCGGCTCAAATCATCTATCTTGTTAGTATGGTCTATAATACACCGATTGACGACGTCCGAAAAATGACCTGGCTGGATATCATCAAACAGTTCTGGCTTCACACCTTAGCAAAACGCGATAAAGATATCAAATAATGGCAACCAAACTCGGCGATCTGAAAATTGCGGTGATTGTGGCGGGAAAAGACGCCAAGAAACAGCTGCGGGATATCGGCGTTGAGGTCGATGACGTTGAAGAAAAAACACAGAAATATAGTCACGCGGCAGATAAGCAGGGTCTGTCTATGCAGAAACTGGTGGGAATCGCAGGGGGACTCACCGCCGTATACTATACTGTGCTGAAGCCGCTGACGGCGATTATTAATACAACCAGCGCCGTGAATGAGAGCCTGAGTAAGGCGAGTGTGGTCTTTGGCGATAATATGGATTCTGTCAATCAATGGTCAGATAACCTGAGCGCGAAAATCAATCGCTCCCGCTATGATCTCATCAAGATGGCATCCACGGTGCAGGATACTTTTGTCCCGCTCGGTTTTGCCCGCGATGAAGCCACAAAACTTTCCAAACGACTCACTGAACTCGCTGTGGATGTCGCCAGTTTTAACGACGCGCAGGATGTCGATGTAATGCGGGACTTCCAGAGCGCCTTGGTTGGCAATCACGAGACCGTGCGAAAATATGGAATCGTATTAACAGAGGCGCAACTCAAACAGGAAGCCCTTAATAGCGGCATAATTGAGAGCGAGCGAGAACTGACCTCGACTGAAAAAGTTCAGGCGCGATTGAATTTAATTATGAAAGGCTCTAAAGATGCCATCGGAGACGCCGCGAGAACAGCCGATCAATACGCCAATACATCCAAGGGCGCTCAGGCGGCAACCAAGGATTTACAGGTGGCCGTTGGAGTAAGGTTATTACCTGTACTTGCACAACTCAAAGGCTCGTATGCAGATACGATACAAACTATTACAGATTACATTAAGATTTCTCCTGTAGATGAAATTCGGCAGCAGCGAATTGAATTTATATCGTTGATGCGGACGCTGCAGAATAGCAATACAACTGCCGAGGAGCGCAATCGTATCATTGGCATACTACAGAGCAAGTATTCTGATTATCTGGGAAATATCGATCTGGAAAAAGCCGGATATAACAAACTCGAAACGGCAATAAATGATGCAAATACGGCCTTTAAGGAGCAAATGAGACTAAAGGCCTTCCAGCAAATACAGGAAAAAGAACGAAAAAAAGTTGCTGACCTTACACAGCAAGTAACAGGACTTTCCCTTGCCCTGGAGCGCGACAAACAAATTCGCAAAGAATTACAGGATCAAGGCGAAGTGCCGTTGTTTCAAGAGGGACTACTGGCAGATCCTGAAAAAGTAAAACAAACCATTGAAAACCTTAACAAAGAAATTGACAGGCATATTCAGTCGATGAACGATGCGCAAGAGAATTATGATAAAGCGTTTAAAAATGCCAGTAATCTTGGTAAGGGTGTAGACGATGCAGCCAATAGCACGAAAAATTATAATGAAGCATTAGAGGAATTGGCCCAAAAATATCAGGGTGTTATTGACGCTAAAATGCGAATGGGATATATAGTTGATCCCATTAAATTGGTTGAACAGAAAGATGTGAACCGGGTTGACGCGCTCACGGCGGCGGTGAATTCACTTGATAACCAACAAAAAACTACGCTGGCGGTTACCGAACAATTACAAAGCGCCTGGACACAAGCCACCTTGCAGGGACAAAATGGCTTTAAGGCGATGGAATCCGCGTTCCTGTCTCTGATTGCGACGATGGTGAAAAACGCCGGAATATTTCTCTTGCTCAACCTGTTCACCGGCGGCGTCTTTGGGGAAACAATGTCCTTCGGGAAATTTATGTTTAATGCGCTCGGCTCCGGATTCTCGCTGCCGGGCGCTGCTGAGGGTACGGCAGTAACTCAGCCCACGCAGATGATCGTCGGCGAAGGACGCTCAGCGGAAATCGTGGCGCCACAGCACAAAATGGAGCCAATGCTCCAGCAGTGGATGACCAATGTTGAGCGGAAAAGCGGTATAGGCAACGGGAAAACGGCAACACAGATGCTGGATACCCTGCGCTCAATGGAGCGGCAACTGAGCCGGATGCAGAAAGATATCACGGTAATCCAAGACCCGGAAGGCACATATCGGGCGCTGGAGGACAAACAGAAAGAATTGCTGTGAAACTGGACATCTTTACAGATGAGTTGATCGCCGACGACCTGGATTCCATTATGGTGGGATTCGAACGGGACGCGCCGCACCAATATGAGGCGAAGTCCGTCGAGATCTCCTTAAAAAATATCTCCGAGCGGGTGCAGAATCTTGATATTGACGATGAATTTGAACTCTCCGCATACGGAATGCCGCTCCCGTATTCGTTCTTCGTGGAGAGCATCGAGGAAGATCAAAAAACGCTGGTGAAAAAACTAACATTAAGCCCAATTACAAAGCGTTTAAAAGACTTTCAATGCGGGCGTATCAACTTTGGAAAATATGAGGACACCGATTATCACATCTCGGTTGATCACATATCAGACCTGGTACAGGAACTCCTGCTGCCGTCGTTTTCTCGTTTTGGCGACAACGGCAGAGAGGGCTATCTGTTCGATTATTTTAACTTCGAGACGCCGTATAAAACCAAACAGGATGTCGTATTGACCGAACCGGTCACGCTGGAAGAAAATTCGCTGGCGTTCTGGAGCGATCTCGCTAAAGGAGACACCCTATTTTTGCGGCAATACACCCTCGACGGACAGATCACCGCCACGGATGATGATGATAGTTCAGTGATCCTCAATGCCGGGCTGTATCTACATGTCTATCGAACGAATACATATTATGATTCCCGAGGCGCAGAACATACCACTACAAAAAACAAGGAGTTCTATTATCTCTCCAGAGAAGGCTCGATGCGCCTGGTTGGCCAATGGAGGCATCCTGAAAATATTGACCACATAGAGCAGCAGGATTGGAATAATGCCGAAGACTGGTATGACGACCCGGCAATTCAAGATCAGGTGCCAGATACAGATTCGGTAATCGTTGAAAACCCGGACGGCTCACAGACCAAAATAGAGCGCACACAGGTGAAAAGTTATCATTACAATTATGATGACGGCACTGGTCCATTCTGGGGTATGATACAATATATGGAGACGCAATCCATAAGAGTAAGTGGCGGCGATGGTGGCCCTTCCTGGCTGCCGGTTTCCGCCGGAATGAAATATCGCTTGTGGTACTCAACAAACTTTCTGAACCACTATGTCCGTGCGGATTATAGCAATCCTTCCGCTTCCGAAGTCTGGAACGATGTCGCCAAGATGATCTCTGGAATGTGGTATGCCGAGCGCGGCGAAATTATTATGGATAGCCGGATCAAGCCAGACCTCAGCGAAATGGTCAACCTGAACCCTGACGATATCCTGGACTGGAAAACCACCATCCAAAAGCGCAAGAAACAGGATTATTATCCCAGCGACAGCCTAAAGATCAATACCGGATTGAGAGCGGCGATTGTGGATAATATGGACGCGATCTACGGCGAAAAAACCGCGTACCACCGGATACATTATTACGCCAATCTGGGAGAGGCGTTGCGTCCAGGTCGCTGGATACGCTCCGGAACACAGGAGGTCGGTCTGGTCAATCGCATCACCTATTATCGGAATCAGACCATCAACATCGAAGCCACCGGAGCGGCGCAATGAGTCAATGGGGCATAGGCAATCCGGTTGTCTGGATTAAGGGCGTGCAATATACGCTCCCGCAACCGTACAAGCACGATCCCGATCCGTGGACGGAAGAAAAAAACGTCTGGAAAAACATTAAGCGGGACCGCAAGGTCTTGCGATATGGCTTTCGGCGCACGGACGGGATGGAATGGCGTCAGTTCCCGCCGAAAATCGGAGAAATATTTACTCAGTTATCCAACGCCGGTGAGTGCTGGTTTGCGCCGTGGGGAATGGCGGGGCCGCGTTTCAATATGGATGTCGATGATGAACGGGAATATTACGTGGAAGATTATCGAAGGTTGGACGGGTACTGGGTGCGGCTGGTATCGAAAAAATTGTATGCCAGGAAAATAGGTCCGCAAGAATTTTACCGAGTCGGTGGAGTCCGGTCTTTTATTGTGAATTGATGATGTGTCGATGACGTGAGGAGAGAACAATGGCAGTATCGAATGATAGTATAGTCCTACAAACACAACCGTATATTGATGACGACGGAAACATTGTCTATGGCTTCCAGCCGAACGCCAAGGTCGAACTGCAGGCGGTTGATGCGAATAATCAATTGACCGGTTCTATCCTCGCCACCACCGACGATGGCACAATCACAGATAACGGCGACGGCACATATCGTTGGAATATGGAGGAATTAGACCTGAATCCCGGTGTGTATGCCGTCCTCATTAACGGCGTCGCTCAGGATGAGCGCAAAGGCGTCTATATCCCTACGATTCGCAACATCCATCGCGGGCAACTGGATACGACCTTTCTGAAGTGGGACGGCGAGAAAGTCACCTTTGTCAAGGGAAGCATTGATACGGATTATTTGAAAGACCGCGCAGTGACTTCCCAGAAGATAGCGCTGGCGGCGATCATCGCAGAACTGATCCAGGACGGCGCAGTAACTCCGGACAAACTCCAGGAGACTTATGCGAAAACCTCAGATCTTAACTCTCTTTCTACTTCAATCAGTTCACAACTTACGAACCTTTTTAACATGACCAGTAATGATGCCAATAATATCAATTTGCCTGCCAATCAGACCGATTTTCCTACTAGTAGCAAGGTATGGGGCGCGCTGGGCGATCTGCTGTCAAAAATAGGAACGATCAACACCAACGGTACCAACTATCTGGATATACTAACTGATCCCAGTATATTCGACCTGATTAGACAGCTTGATCTTGAGATAGCTAAAAAACAGATATCGTCGAGTGCCATTGCGGAAAAGACATTGAGCCGTATTATTTATAATGATGTTGCAGTAGCACCAACCGGGGCTACCGGAGACACAGCGCCAGCCCTGCCAACCTTTGAAAACAATGCCGCTGCTGCCGAAGTCAAGCGCCGTTTTGTCTGGAATCAGCGCGTGGTTCAGGATAAGTATTTACGGCTGTCAGTGCTGGCTAAACTTGATGTAGTTGGGCCTACGTCGGCGGTTACTGGTATCCGAATGGCGCACCCGGACACATTAACCTACAGTGAATGGGGCACTGTGCCGGGCACAGCAACAGACTGGGTGCTCGTTACGCTTGGATGGAATATCACTAATATATTAGACGATGACGGACTAAGCCCGACAATGCGATCAACTGAAATTGATATCGAGGTGAAAAATGAAGCATATCAGGAGTGCTCGATCAAGTGGAAACACCCGGTTGTGGAGGTATTAAACGGGCAGCGTATTAAACGGGCACAATAATTAAATAAACAGTAAGAATTAAACCAACAAAACGGCGTGGGAATACCGCGCCGTTTTTTAGTTTTAAACCGGAATTAAAAGGCATATAATTATATCGTAAAACATAATTATATGCGCCAGAATGTCAGGAGAGCAGGTAAAAAAGCGCAGAAATCGTGTCGCAAATAATGTGCAAACTTGTCGCAAATAATGTGCAACCGTACAGGATGAACCGGATGGGCAGGAAATA